GACGCGGTCACCTTCGTTGAAGGGTTGGAGGCTTGGTTCGCGCGAAAAGGTTTTCGCATGGATGTTGAGGCGACTGTCACGGATTTTGAGGCCGTGGAGTTTTGCCAATCGCATCCGGTGTGGAACGGCATGGAGTACGTGATGTGCCGTTCCCTCCCCACTGTACTTGTCAAGGATTCAATGTGTTTAGTTCCAGCTAATACACCTCGCGAGATTGAGTCCTGGATGGCAGCAGTGGGCATGTGTGGGGGTAGTTTGTCCACCGGTGTTCCAGTTATGCAGTCCTTCTACCGGTGTTACCGGCGGTGCGGCCAAGGCCGCAACCCTTCTAGAGGACTAATTCAAAGCATTTACAAGAACAGTGGGCAATTTGAGCGCATGGGAACGCTCAGCTACGATGTACGAGAGATAGGAGCTAGGGAGAGGTTTAGCTTCTGGATAGCGACTGGCATCACACCTTGTGCTCAGATAGATTTGGAACAATACTACGATCAGTACCAGATCAGCACTGAGGTGTCTGTTGAAGTGTCAGCCGTGCAGATTCAAAATACGACATACATCCATATCCCACAGTATTAGTACAGTAACATCATCCCAATGGTTGTTGCAAAGCGTTCAGGAAAGCAAGTGATCATTCGTCCGAAGCAGAAGAAGAAGGTCACCATTCAGAGGGTAAAGTCTAACTCTCCGTCGCCATTGTCGACGTATCGAGCATGCCTGAGTCAGCCGTTCAGCGCATTAGCGCAAGGTGCACGTGTCCCTGACATGTACTCCGTCGCTTCGGCCACTCGCCACATCACTCGTAAGTTCACACTGGTCAGTAATTCCAGTGGTGAATGTGATGTGGTTATCGTACCATCCGCGTTCCTTCACGCCATGTCCCCACGTGGTAGTGTTGTTGGAGGCGGTACCTGGTCCACCCTTGATGGTGGTACCGTAGCGAATTCTACGGTGTTCACCACTACAGCATCGTTGTCCGCCCAACTTACCAATTATCGTATTGTTGGGTATGGTGTTAAGATCATCGGCATCGCGTCCATGACCACCAACAGCGGTTCTCTCACCATCGCAACGTTGCCTACTGAGGGTTGGTTGAATTCTAGCACCTCAGTTGGTGGTCAGAATCCCAATTCCAACAATGCCGCAATGACGGTCACCAACACGCTTTTGTCGTACGGTGTTCCTACGGCTTCCAATGTTGTTTCTGTCAGTGCGTTGCCCGGTCTTCCCAACACCGCCGAGTCTTCGCTCATCAACGTGAGCGAGCGTCCAATGGAAGTGTGTCCCAAGATTTGCTCGCCAAGTGCGTTCATGTTTCGCGAGACCACCGATTTGGGTCCCGGGTACGGCATCACTAACCAGACCAGTGCCACTTTCGTTAGTGCTGGTAATCCCGCCTACTTAGCTGTGGGTGGTCTAGAGACGGTTGTGATTGCAGCCACTGGCTGTCCGGCGTCCACTAGCATGCTGGACATTGAATTGGTTTACCATCTTGAGGGCATACCTGTTGTGTCGTCCACCGCCAACGCCGTCATTGGCTCGGATACCACCGGCGTTGCTGTGGATCCGGTTGGTTGGATGAACGTCATCAAAGACGTGGCTGCCATGCCGTCATTCCGGTGTGCTGTTGAGACGGTCGGGAACAGTTTCTTCCCCGGCCTAGGCACCATGGTGGGCAAGCTCCTGTAGTGGTTCAGGTATAAGGCAACAGGTTTCGGCCGGGGATTAACGATCCCCCCTATGTGAGTTATAGTGGCATTAGTCACGGGGCAGCGTATTCAATACTGTGGTGCTTAACGAGCATCCCCCATCGCAAGTTTGACCTCACCAGTCACAGTTTACAAATAAATCAAAGAAGTTAGGAAGATAATGGTGTTTCTTCCAGGCTTTGCACAATGCATAATACATTCTTTTGCTGCTCTCCTGTCATGGTTCAGGGTAGGTAGGTCAAGATTGGCGCCGACGCAAAGAAATGCGCCAGAGAGTGTCCAGTCAATCCAAACGCCTTTAGGACTTGATAGTAGTTTGAGCATGCATGAATATGGCGATCACGTGGTACGTCCATCGGCGGAAAGCAGGGGTGTGAGTACAAGAGATGGCATCACGTGTGAACAATGTAGTATAGTTATCGCAAACTTTAATGCGAGGTGACGGTTAGTTAGTCCGAGTCCGTCATCAATGGTCCTCATGAAATGCTCACAAAGCTACCACTAGACTGAGGTGAAAAGAGTCGTCCGGCAGGAGCCGGTAGCTGTTCGCAGCGTGTCAGGTGAGGACACTAAACTCACCGTGCACCAAGATGGGTGCACATCTCTATTGGATGGTTTAGATCACTATTGGCCACCGTACGTAAAACGCTGCTGAAAACTATGCAGCCGGGGAGTACCAGATGTGATCATCCAGTGATGAGCGATTCGACTATCGTGAAAGTCTTGTGCCTTATGAAGCACATCCACTGTACGAAACTCGTAGTTATCTATGGGATTGGGC